ATGTTTAAGATATTTAAAGATATAAAAGATGATTCACATGAGTTTAAGCCAACGATTATTGAGATTGAAGAGACTCCACTAAATCCAATAGGAAGATCAGTTATTTGGATAGTTATTGCTATTATAATATTTGGGTTTTTTGGTTATTCTTTGCAAAAGTAGATATTGCTGTAAGCGCAAGTGGCAAGTATATACCAAGTGGAAATATAAAGATATTAAAACCATTTGAAAGCGGGATAATCTCTCATATTCTTGTAAAAGAAGGTGATAAGATTAAAGCCAAGCAACCTTTGATTATTACTTGATCCTAATGTATCCAAAAGTAAATCTTGCAACAAAAGAAGAGAGCTTGAAAATACTCTATAACAAGATTGGAACTTTTGGCAAATAAAGATAATTTTGTAAAAGATTCAAATTTAAGCATAGATGAAAAAGCTCTTTATATAAGCCAAAAAATAAACTATGATAAAACCACATCTTAATATAGCTTTAAAATAGAACAACTCATAAACTCCATTAAAGCAAAATAAAGAAGATATTAAAAGCTAGCCTTACTAAAAAATATTGCAACTAAAAGAATGCAAAAACTAAATAAAGTAAAAAATATTATAGCTTATAAAGAATATGAAGATGCAAAAATTAAAGAGATTGATTTAAAATCACAACTTATAGTCTCAAACGAAAAGTTGCTTATAGAACAAGCCAGACTAAACGAGATTAAAAAAGAGTTTGAAGTATTTAAAAGTTTTATCTAAATCAAAAAGGACGGATAAACTTTTATCTAAGAAAAAAGAGGCAAGTTTGGTTCGTGCTGATACAAATGCTCTAAACTTCCAAACAAAACAGCAAATCATAACTTCACCGGCTGATGGCTATATTGAAAACTTTTAGTTTACACCATTAGATCATCTATTAGTAATACTGAACAACTTTTGTCCATAGTGCCATCAAATAATCATTAGTGCAAATATGCTAAACAAAGATATTGGATTTTTAAAACTTAACCAAAATGTTTCCATAAAAATAGATGCTTTTAACTTTCAAAAATATGGCAAGATAGATGGCAAACTAATACATATTGCAAACGACTCTATAAAGGATGAAAAACTAGGTGAAATTTATGAGATAAAAGTCAAGCCCTTAAAAACAAATTTAATAGTAGACGGAGAGCTTAAAGAGATAGAGCCTGGTATGAGCGTATTGGCCTTAAGGAAAGGTAGGAAAAAAGAGTTATCGAGCTTTTTATATACCCTATCATTAAATACCTAGATGAAGGGCTTAGTGTTAAATGCAAAAACCGATTATTTTAGCTTTTATATCTTTGACGAATATATTTGTTTACAAAAGAAGCTTTGTATGATTATGAATACCTGCTAAATAAAGCCAAAAAAGACTCACCAACTATAAATATAAAAAAGCTAGATATTAAGATAGCCAAAGAAGATACTAAATTTCAAAAGGCTGATTTTTATCCAAGATTACTATTTAGTGCTTTATCTCAGTATTCAGATACATTTGATAAAAATTATAATTCTATACATGTAAGAGAGCTTACTTCCAAACTCTACCTCTTATCAAAGTCAAATATCAATCATACTTAGATATGATATATTTACTCTTGGCAAAGATATATTAGAACTTAAAGCTGCTGAAGAAAACGAAACAAGAGCTATTTATGATAAATGGAATTATAAAATAGAACTCAGTTTAAACTTGCTTGAAAACTACAAAAAAACACTAAATTTAAAAAACAACATAGATATATACACCAAACTAGAAAAGGCATATAGCTCACTTAGTTGATACTTAAAAAGATTATAAGACGCAGAACAACTTGATGGTATAAGTGCAAATAACTATAAATTAAAATTATTGGAGATTAAAACTAAATTAAAACATTTAAAACTAGAAACTAGAACCACGCTTTCGTCTATAATGGTAATAAGTAGCATAAAGATAAACTCATTAGATAAACTTGATGATTTTAGCGATGAGATGGGGATATATAACTTTACAGATTTTAATAACACATATAAAGCTAAATTACTCAAATCAAAGCTAAAAAATAATGAGCTTTTAAAATAATACTTAGAAAAAGCATACTGTCCCACTATATCTTTATATGGTAAATATGACTTTTATAGAAGTGATACTAAAAACCACTATGAATCTTATGAAGATATAGATAAACATAGTTATGAAGTAGGATGGGAGCTTTATAATAGAAGTAGAAGAAAGTCTAAAATAGAAAAACAAGAGTTAGAAGCCAAAAAGATAGAGTATAAAAAAGTACAAGCTAAATTAGAATATCAAAAAGAGTTAGCTGATTTAAATGCATTCTTAGAAACCAAAAAACAGACAGATCAAATAAACAAACTCTACCTTAGAAGCGAGAGAAATAAGATAGAAATATTAGAATTATTAATTAAATCATTAAACAAAGAGTTGGAGCTAGACGTTATAAACTCACAAGCAAATAACATAAAAGCAACTATACTCTATCTTCACAGATAAATAGATGTAAGTAAAAGATAAGCATTAAAAAATTGTATTAATGTAAATATTAATTTATTAAAACACTAAAATAAAAAATTAATTAAATAATCTTAAAAAATAACTATTTTAAAATATTAATTAAAAATTAGCTAACACAAATTTATTGATTTCACTATCTACTAATACATAGTTTAATTATAATAAATTAATATCATTAATCTTAATTATTATCTTAATAAAATATTTAGGTTTTAAAGAAGATATTAAAATTATTAAGATAAAATAACTTCATAGCCAATATGCGTTTTTACATAATTATGTTTTAGTATAATAAAAAATGAGGCTTTAAGCGGTATGATAAAGAAGCTATAAAAATAGAATAAAATTAAGCATAAAGATTTTGAAAATTAGCATCATGAAGTCATAGGTAAATCAATAGGTGTTCCGACAAGTATTTTATAATTTTAAAGAAGTGTAAAAATCACATTAGATCCTTCGGATGAGCCCTCAGTGGAGAATGTCATTCAAAGCAAAGCGAAGAATCTCTTATAAATATAATTAAAAAATTAATATACAATCATTATCAAGAATTAAATTTTAGTTAATATAATTAATAATTATTAAATTTAAAAGTTTTGCTAGAATAAAAAGCATAAAAAAACAATTCTCTTTATGCTTTTTATGTATTATAAATTAAATTCATATATAATATTTAACTTTAAGATATTTTACACATAATTTAAAATTTTAATTCCGCTATTTTTTATTTTTTCTGGTATTCATATATTTTTAAAGCCTCTTTAATAATGTCTTCTATGGCTTTTATTGATTTGCGAGACATTTCTTTTATGTAATCATCTGTTATTTTGTTATACCCTTCGCTGATTTTTTCTTCGTTGTTAGACCTTAGATAGTCAATTACAATAGCATAAGTATAAAAGCCTATCATAGAAAGTATATAAACGTTAAAATATTCATTTTTTTACTTTCTTTAGTGATTAAATTATTTAACTTCGCATTTTTTTCACAATATTGGTTATATTCTTTAATGTAGTTTTTAGCAAGATTTAAGCATATTTTTTCCAATTCTTTTGGTCTAAAATTAGCTATAAAGTTTTGCAACTTATTAATTTCTTCTTTTTCAGCATCTGTTAATTCTTCTTTTTCTTCTAATTCTTTTAGTCTAAAATTAGCTATAAAGTTTTGCAACTTATTAATTTCTTCTTTTTTTGATAGTTCATTAAATTCTTTAAATTTAACAAAAAATTTTAAATTATTATTTTTATTTGCCTCTTTCATCATATGCTGAAATTTATTTACCATTTCATTAATTTTAGAATATATATCAGAATTTCCAACAAAAAGTAGCTCATCTCTTAATTTTTTAAGTTGATTAAATATGTATTGCCCTGAAAATAATATATTAATGCTATGATCATGCAGTAATTGATTGCTAACTTGCCTGCATATATCTTTTAAAACTTTTTTTGCTTTATCGCTTTCTAAATTTATACTCTCTTGTTCTATAAATAAATTTAAATCAAAATTATATTCAAAGCTTTTGGTCAATTCGTTTATTAATTTTAAAAAGCTTTTTTGTATGTTCTTTTTTTCATCTACACTAAGATAATCATTATTTATATTATTAAAATAATTTAACATATCTTTTATTACATCGTTATATATATTTCCAACTTCTTGTAATGGGTAGCTTGTAAAACCATGGTTTTTATAATTTACCATAAAATTTGAAGCATTGAATATGTTTGTCGAAAAATTTCTTAGTACAGGCAATGAAGATATTTTTTTCTGTTCCCTTTGTTTCTTTTCTTGCTTTCTTGCTAATTTTATTTGCGTTATAGCTATCCACAACATTATGATAGTTAAAAAGTATATTGCAATATTTATTAAATTGGAAAAATTAATCGTGCTAAAATCTTTAATTAAATTACATATGGTTAAGTAAAATATATCTGTATTATAATTATTATTTTTAATGCCAAAAGAAAGATATCTTATTAATACAAGGATTAAGATGGCAAAAGATATTGGTAAAATAATTGATTTAGTTAAAAACTCATATATTTTTTTAAACATATTCTACCTTTCTAAAAATAAAAATTATAGCACATTAAATTTTTTATTTAAAATAAATTTCTAAACTAAATAGAGAGATTATTAATAATTTTTTAGGTATAAAACCAAAAAATAAATTTCAAAGAAACAACAACCGCTACATTGTATTATACTAGTAATTATGATAGAAAAAATATAATTAATTATATAAACTCAACTTATAAAAGCATAGTGGATGTTGCTTGTAAGTCATTATTAACCCAAACAAGACTAAAAGAATACATGGACGTTGCAGCACTTAATGTGGATGAAAAAAGATAAACAAGGAAATTATAAATATAAATTTTCTTTGAACTATAACGAAACTATTAAAAATTTCATAAGTACATAACACCAACCCTCAAAAGCATTTACTGATTTAGCTGGGTTTATTGATTTATATGAAGATAAAAGCAAAATAGTTAATGCTATCGATTTGCTTGAAAATTTTACCACAAGAGCTAAAGACAAAGAGCTTTTAACCGAATATTTAACTACATTATCAAAAGATACAAGTATAAAATTTTTTACTAGTTCTGGAACTAAAAATGATAAAGCACTAATTGGTCGAAATGACAATGACAATCCTTATGGCAATGAAGATAGTGATGGAGACAACGACACTATTAAATTTAAAGAAGGAATTAGCAGGAATGATCTAATATTTATAGACAATTCGCAAAATAGTTTGATTATAAAGATTAAATATACTACCGATTCCATCACTATACAAGAAATATTTAGATACAAAGATAATAGAAAGGGAATAAACAAGATAGAGTTAAGTGAGGGTAATTTTATATCAAGTACTCAAATAAATAAAGTTACAAAACAGCTAAAATCTTATACACAAGACAATGGTTTAACATCTATAACTCAAAATGATATACAAAACAATCAAGATATGATGCAAATTGGTATGAATAGATGAGGAAGTTAAAAGTTTAACTCTAGAGACTGCAATAAGTAACACATTAAAATACCAAGTCTTTCAATGACTTAGTATTCTAAATTCTTAAGTTAATATAGATTTCTTAGAAGAATTATTTATACTACAAATATAGTTGAAGGATTTAACAAATTATAAAAATTACTAAAACTTTACTAGTAATAATTTTCTCTATTTGAAATAGTATTCTGAGTTTACAATAATAGTTAAAAAACAAGACAAATCTATCCTACATTCAGCTAAAATCATATCTAAATTATCTATAGTTTTTCAAGATAGGCTTGATGGAGAAATAAGGCAAATCAAGACAAAATTACTTTCTAGACAAAGTGTTTATTTACACAAAATATGAGGTAGTCTTAATTGCTAAATATACCTTCATTTTTTCTATCTCTACATCCATTCTCTTCATCCCAAACCAACTATCTGATTCACTACCAATATCTGTCGTTAGTGTATTAGTTTTATTTTCTAAAGCCTTTTGTTTTTATAACTCTTTTTTGTTTATTTTTTCTATTATTCTTCTAATTTTTGAAAGAATGGCTGTTGTTATTTGTTTGATTTTATTAATTACTTTTGTAAAGATAGAGTCTGATTTTACAAATTATCTTGTAAAATTGATTGTTTTTTAATAAGTCCACAAATCTACTAACTGAGTTTGCAATGCTTATTGTTTTTATTTTTTCAGTTCTTGCGGTAATTTTCTAGTTCTTACACTATAGTCTTAATAATATTGATACTTCTTTATCTTTTAAGCTCAATTCTTCTAATATTGTCATCTATTATCTCCATATTAAACAATTTAATATTTTCTTGATTTACCATTTATATGTTTAGTTTATGTGAGTTATTATATTCTGATTGATTAGTATAAATTGCTTGTTTTTTAGGCTAAATGTCTTTTTTTGTTGACTCAAAACCAAATTTATCTAATTATTTTTTAGTAGTCAATAAAACAGTCAACAAAAAAATATTAAAAGCAAAGCAAAGCATTGAAATGTATAAAGGCTTTAAAACTTCGATTTTATAAGGCTTTGTGAAAGGTTTTGAAAGGTACCTAAAAGTATTAGTGGCGGACAGAAAAGCTATTAAACCCAGTTTCTAAAAATGCACCAAGCCTTTTATCAACTATCGTGCCACTAAACACATTATTGGTTATATTACTTACAAGTTTATCGTCTTGATATAAAGCTGATATTTTTTCATTATATGCAAACCCAAGAACATTTTTATCTATGTCTGTTAAAAACTCAGCACCCATATCAAGACCTATCATAGATTTTAAACCCTGTAAAAAGCTTCTATCGCCGATATAAGCATCCACTTGCTTATTATCAATATTTACAGCACCTACCAAATCACCACCAAATCCAAAGCGATTATCAAGCCCAGTTGCTACTTCTAAAGCTTCTGTAACAAGTGTTTGCACTGCTTTTAATGCCATAAACCCACCGATAGGAGATATCGTAGTTCCAAGTGCTGATAAGCTTTTACTTATAGCCACATCTACACTCTTTTTAAGAAGTCCTGTGTAAACATGCTCTGCAATATTTGAAGCATTAAATTTATCATCTTTAGCATAATCAAATGCAATACCAGCAAAAATTGAACCAAGAGAGCCTAAATAAACATTACTAATACTCTCAAGCACATTCTCTAAAGCACTATCTTTATGTATCTCATCAGCAAGACCTGCAAGACTACCAGCTTTATAGTATCCATTTCCAGAAATTCCAATATTCCCAAACTCACCTAAAGCTAGAGGATTTGTTTTACTAAATCTTACATTCTCACTATCGCGATTTGATAGCTCATTTCCGTAATGCCTTAAATCATTAATAGCATTTATAGCAATTTCTGTAGCATTTGTAAAACCCTCTAAACTTCTTTTATAATCTTTATACTCAAGTGATATTTGTATAGCACTTAGTGCAAACTCTGCAAAGTCTTCATTAAGTTGCATTATAGCCTCACTTAAAGACCCACCTTGTTCTATAAACAAGCCTTTAAGGTTTGGCATAGGTAAAGAAAAGGCATTATAAAGACTTCCGCTCGCATAACTCTCATCAAAGTTATTTCCTGCAAGTTCTGTAAAAATATCATCACTAAAGTTATATGTTGTATTTACAAAGTCTTTAAATGCAATATACATCTATCTTATTTCTTTCGCTCTGTCATACTCATTGTAGTTGGTTTAGTAATGTTTACATCATTTTTAATAAGCTCACTTTGTAGGTCAAAAAAGAACTTAGTCATATCACTAGGTACTATCATACCACCTTGTTGATTGCCTTCTATAAAGCTTCCTAAAACACTAAGCACTTTTATTACCCTGTTATCCTTTACTTGTCTATCTATCGCTTCTTGTTGTGATTGAGCCAGTTTGTTTTCTTTTTCTAGCTTTTTTATCTGAGCTTCTAGCATTCTTCCTTGTTTTTTTAGATTTTCCAGTTCATCAGCTCTTTGTTCTGATAATTTTGCATTTTTTATCTCTTGAGCTTTCGTTTGCTCTTTTATGCCAGCGATATTTGCTTCCATAGCTTCGCCTTGTTTTCTTAGGTTTTCAAGCTTTACAGCAAAGCTTAAGTCTTCATCTGCTAATTGCAAAGCTACCTGCATTGCTGTTTGTGTAAATTGCAAAGTCATCTGCGGAAGTAAAGCAACAAGTATCTTTATACGATAGTCATTTGTTATATTATACTCGTTAAATTTCTCTTCTAAAAACTTTATCGTTTCACTATACGGGCTATCTTCTTTTGTTGATAGCTCTAGCAAGTCCTTTAGTCTCTCTTTATATACTTCATTATAGTTTGTATCTATCATCTCTTTGTATCCTTCTTATCTTTGCATTTTGTAGAGTAAGAGTATTGTTTATATCCCTTACTCTTGAACTCATGCCATTATTATTTATTCTATCTACCGCATTTGATAGGTTCTCTATCTGTTGTTCTAAGTAATTAATCTTATTTTTTAATGCTTGCAACTCTTCATCTGACATCGCTTATTACCACCTTTAGCTCTTTACATCTTGTTAATTTTAAAAATTTATTTAAAGTATCTTTGCTTTTATACACGCCCTTATCATCATAACTAGCCCCAAGCAAGATACATCCTTTTGTGTCCTTTAGGTAATTCCCAGCATGTATCAGCACAAACCTATCTTTGGCTACGTTTTCATTGTGCAAGAGTGGCAATGTCGTTTTAAACTTAGGGCTAGAATGCCAAGAGACATGATAAAGTCCCTTTGGTATTCTTTTATCTTTGTTTCTTTCTATTGTGTCAGGTCCTGCTGGTTCTAGTGTGTAGCCATTTAGCATTATCTCATCATCACTATTTTTTAGCTCAAACTCGCCAATACTCCCATCGTTTATATCTTTTATTCTCATTATGTGAAGTATCATCTAATGCCTTTATTCGTTTTTGTCTCTATGAATTTATCAACTATGCTATTTATCCACTCAGCACCTCTCCAAGCGACAAACCCACCAACGGCCAAAGATAATCTTTCATGGTCTGTAAAATAGTATGATATTTCATAAGCAATCCAACAAAAAAACATACTAGATATTGCACCTGTAAAGAAGTTGGCTATCTTTCTTGTATTTGTCTTATCTTCACTATACTTATCATTTAAAAATCCAGCCACAAGACCAATAATTGCTATCCAAAGCAAATAACTATTTTTTTCAAAAAATATTAAGATATCATTCATCTATACATTCCTTTAAAAGTATTTCTATTTGTTTATAGTATTTAGATAGCTCTTTTGCTGTCTGTGGATTTTTTTCATCAAACGCTGGTTTATTTGGTAGCTCTACTTTACATTTCACTGGCACGTATACATCTTTATATTCTGTTTTTACTATCACTTGCTTATCAGCACAACCTGCTAAGATAATCAAAAAAACAACTACAAAGATATAAAATACAAACTTACAATTTCTGTTTTTAGTTTCTGTTTTCATCACGAAAGCTCCTTAAAAAGTTGCTCATAGTATTTTAGTTTTACATTACACTTGCTATTTGCTTTTGGTGTTGTTATCTTTTTAAATTTATCATCAAGTTTTATAAGCTCATTATTTAGTTTTTCTTTATCTACTCTTAGAATTTTTAGCTTCTCATTTTGAAGTTTTATTTTAGAGTTACAGTCACTAAGGTTTGAGATATAAAGCTCATTTGTTATCTTGCTCGTGTTTAGTCTGTATCTCAGTTCATCTATTTTATTATTTAAATGATTTATCCACACAAAACAAAGTACAATAATCATATAAGGTATATAATTAAAATAGCTTTTTATCATTGTCTATACTTTATTTTGTGATAAAGCCTACAACTAAAATAAAATAGCCTAGACTTAAATTTATTCACACTCAAAGTTAAAAGAGCTTTTAGAAGCATGTCATCGGCGTACTTAAAGTTTACATTTTTAAGTATGTTATCTTTGATAGTGCTATCAGCTACATCACATAAGTAATCGTGTAAGATAGTAGCTGATAGGTACTCAGGACTATTCGGTGGAAATATAGACCATAAAAGTCTAGGCACATTTGCACCATTGCTTTTATACCCCTTAGGTACTTTTATACTTTCAAAGATAAAATCTTCTACTACTTCGAATTTATCCTTACCAAAAGGTTTAACAATGACTCTGTTAAGTTTGTTCATATTTGTTTTAAAGTAGAATTACGACTAGAGGTTAGGCTAGAGTAGCAACCTCTAGCCTAAATTTTACCTCGGAAAAGAGGTGATTTTGATGCTTTCAAAAACCATATACACGATAATTATACTACTTTGTATAATTATAGTCAAGGCTTACTAAGCCTAGCCCCTTGTTGGGGCTAATATGGTTTTTCCCTCTAGCCGTTTCTACTTATCCCCTTTCTTTAAATTCTGGTAAATCTTTTATAACTTCATCAAGATTTATTTTGTTTAAATCAACACTACCAAGCGTTGCGAGTAGCTCGTATCCCATTTTCCACACCTTAGCTCGCCACCTACCAAAGGCTTCTCCTTCTTCCTTAAACTCATTCTCGTACCCCGCATAACTGCAAGCCGATACAATATTATCGTATCCATGCTCCTGCGCTTTTTCATCTAAATGAGCTTGCACTCTGTCTTTAAATTCTTGTATAAGCTTTTCTTTTGTGTATTCTTTTATATTCTTTGTCTCTATGATTTGAGCTACATATTTACCATCTACTTCTTTATACTCTACCGTTTGATAATCAGGGTTAATTTGAACTTCTGTAACAATAAGTAACCCAATCTTATTTAGTTCCTCTTTACTTAGTCTATCAAGATAGAATATACCATCTTCTGTGATTACACAACTATCAAATATAAACCTATTTTCTTTTTTGTCAAAGTATTTTTTCATTTTTTATCCTTATTACCAAGTTGTGTTAGCTGTCTTGTTTCTAAACTTAAGTGGAGCATTAGCCTTAGCCAATCCTGAACCTTGAGCAAAGAACTTGTAATTAGTAACATTAGTAACATCTAAGTTAGCTATATTCTGATTGAAATTCTTGCAGTTATATAACATGAAAGATAAATCAGAAGCCTTTTTTGTTTTAAAGTGTGCCAAAGGTTGATTAAACTTATGACAGTCCCAAAACATACTATTTGCATCCTTAACATTTTCTATATTGAAGTTGTTTAAATTCTGATTAAAGTTTTTACAACCATGGAACATACCAGCTGTGTTGTCAATTTGAGACATAGACCAAAAATTAATATCAGGGTCATTAAAATACAGACTGTTATTTGCACTAGGGTCATTTTTTAATAGAAATTTAAACGATACTGGTGGTTTTGAGAAGTATAAACCATCATTAGGTTTAAATGTATAAGTAGCTCCCCCTCGCTCTACGTATTTTGGGTATACTGGGTCTTTAGTAGTATGTGTCAGTGGGAAATATGTACCCTGGAATCTTTGGACTTTAGATTCAACACTATTACTACTACCAACTGTCATATGAGCCATCTTAACATCAGTAGGGCTAACAACAAAATAAATAAAAAGGTCATATCCGTATAATTCCTTTGGTGCTACTTTGAACTTACACATACTGCCAAATCCTGATATTTTAGAGCTATCTATAACTACTACTATCCCAGTTTGTCCAACTATCCCATTGTTTAAAGACAGTGTTTCTTTTGTATTTGGGTTTATAACAAAATTGTTACTTTGTCTTAAATCAACACTTAAACTTGTTTGTTCCCTTTTATCAAAAGCAGTCTGTCCTGCTTTTTTTAAATATAAAAATTCAGCTGAAGTTTTGTCTATTTTTTTATCTATCAACTCTTTAAGGACTTTACCTTGATTGGCACTAAGGGCTTCCTTTGGCGATGAACTAGCAAGATTATCTGTTACTGTTGTATAGTTTGCGTTTTCTGAACGAATATACCTACTATCGGCGGTGTTTTGAGTAATAAACTCTGAAACATTTGGTATGGCACTTTTTACAGAACTTATATCACTCTTTGTAGCAAAATCATTTTTTTCATTATTATATGTATCTACATCTAGTTTGTTATTTAACTCACTCTTTGAGGCATAAGTTTTATTTGCATTCTCAGTAGTTAAGTAGTCAGTTAGTACTGAACTTGATGCATATTTACCATCACTTTCTTCTTTTGTATAGACATTTGTTGTTTTGACAAAAGTTTTATCTGTTTGTGTTTTTGTGTATGCATCTATTGTATCTGTTTTTTTAAGATAAGTTTGCTCTGCTGTTTCTTTTTTTAAAAAGTCTTGTTCTACCTTATTACTTGAATAAGATTGTGTACTGCTTAAGGTGTCATCATTTATTGAGCCGGTTTTTATTGTTTCTTGTATCTGCTCTTTAAGTGTGCTGAGTGCGGACTCTAAAGATATAAGTTCTTTTGCTTTTTGCTCTACTTGTTCTTTGAAAGCATGTGTCTTTTCCTTATCACTTCTTACTTGCTCTTTTGCACTTATTATCTCTTGCTTTGTTGTATCGACATTACCAAATTTTTGCTCTATCCAAGCTTCCAACTCTTCGTTTTTATCCTCCATATACTGATTAAAGTCCTCTTTCTTCTTATCAGTATATGCAATAATCTCATTGTTTTTAGTTTCTACAAACTCTCTTAGCTCATTGTCTTTTTGTATTACTTCATCTTTTACAAAGTTTGAGTTTGTTAAGTTTTCTTTTGATTTTTCATAATCAGCCTTAACATCTCTTGCAAGTTCTTGTATCTCATTGTATTTTTGTTTTATCTCTTCTTTGTTTTGAGTGCTTAGATTAGTATTTGTAGCAACTTGTTGTGCGTTTTGTTCTACATCTTGCTTTATCTTATTAAGCAAGGTTTTTAAAGGCTCTATTGTCGCTGAAAACTCTTTAAAAATTACATACTTGCTATCAAAATCCAGCTTATCATTATTAAGTGCTGTTTTTATTTGTTCTATCTCGACTTTTGCACTCTCTACGGCATCCTTATTTGATTGTATTGTAACACTTATGCTTTTTACTTCTTCTAAGTTGATAGCCTTTATTGCTTCCTCTAGCTCTTCAACTTGTGATAATAAAAATTTTAACGCTTCTAATGTCTCATTACCCAGCTTTAATTCATATATACTTACCATAATCAATACCCACTATCTTTTATACTTTGTTTTACTTGCTTAAACTTTTTTCTCATATCCTTAAAAAGCTTAAGTAAGTCAATATCAGCTAACGCCTTTATGCTTATTATGGTTCTTTCTTTATCTATCATCAAACTCTCTCCCATTATTAGCGTTATATTGTGCGATTATTTGCATAGCTAGCTCTCTATAAAACGGCTCTTTATTTACAAGAAACAAGACTTCATTTATAACGGCATAGGTTAGCTCTTCATCTATCATTAAATGCTCTTGTGTGTTGCTAAAATTTGGTTTATCAGGCACACAGATAAAACACTCATCTTCGATATTTCTTAGCACTCTTATATCACTACTGCTTCTTTTTCTTCTTACTAATTCAGAAGGCACACATTTACTAGCCACAAAAAACATCGCTTGTAAAAACAACTCACTAAGCAACTCATCTCCGGGTAAATTTTTACCCGAAGTGTTTAAGTGAGCTGTTATCTCTTTTACCCTTGTGTTTAGCATTAAGATTTAAGTCCTACACCTATTGCAAATGCATCAGCATTTCGGACTTCCAAACAACCTTCAGTATAAAATCTCTTTTGTTTAGCAGTCTTTGAAGTTGTTACATCTGTTATCTCTGTTGGGATTAGTAAGCCCATTTTCATAAATGAAAAATCCCCAGCGATAAGCACATCATCAAGCTCATATTTTGCACTTAAAAACCTATGAAGTCTAAAGTTTACAACACCAAAATCAGTCTCTAAAGATGTTACCATAGTGTTTAGTTTTTTCTCATTTCCAAACTGTCTTGTAGCCATTTTATTTATAGCTCTTTTTAGGTTTGCACCTATAAATACATCCTTTGGAGTTGCTCCTTTGTCCCAAATGCTTTGAAGTATTTGGTTAAGCTCTTCTTCTGTTAAGACTGTCTTAGCACCAGTCCAGTTTTGTGTGCTATCAAAAGCAAAGACATTACCACGGCGACCACCTGAAAAGTTCTTTTCACCTTTTGCTATGTAGTGAAATATCCCCGCCATCTCACCCGCCGCATCATCTGTTCTTAAAGTTGGTTCTTTAAACACACTTGTTTTTACATCGGAGTTTCTACCAAGTCCAAAAAGTGCATACTCCATATCCAGCTTATGCTCTTTTGCTCTTTTACCTGTTTCATTCTCAAGCTCTTTACCGCCATAAGTCTTTACAGCTTGCATTGTTCTTGATACCGCTACCTCTGTTTTAAAGATTTGCACCGCATTTGTCTGTTGTTGCTTTGTGCTTTTCATGGTCTCATCAAAGTCGCTTATCTCTTTTTGAGCATTCTTTTTTGGGTCTGCTAAGTGGTCTATTAGCCAGCTATGAGTTATGCCAGTTACCTTTGACTTACCTAGTTTTGCTAAAAGTGGTGTCTCATCAGCACCGACAATCATTATCTTGTCATAGACTGATGGGACAAGCCCTACACGGGCGGTTGCTGGGCTTTGAAAGCCTGTTGAAGTTATTGCCATATTTTATTCCTTTAAATAGTTTTATGACAATATACGAAAATATACAGTCTAAAAACTACCCAAAAAATAGACTATTGACTAAAATATAAATAAATTTAACGATTTTTAAAAGTTTTTTGGTGTAATATTTACTTACAGTTAATTATAAGAATATTAAAAAAAGGAGTGAGTATGAAAAAAATTTTATGTGCTTTAGTGTTGTTTTCTAGCTTGGCATTTTCTTCTGATTTTGAAAACTATAAAATATCTTGTGAATCAGGTAATGGTGCTGATTGCTCAAAGCTAGCATATTTATACTACTATGGTAATGGTGTTATCAGGTCTTTGTCAAAAGCTAAAGAATATACTAGTAAAGCTTGCGATTTGGGAGATGGCGAAGGTTGTAATAATTTAGCTGATTTATATTATAATGGTGATGGTGTAGAACAATCTTATGCTAAAGCGGCAGAATATACAGCTAAAGCTTGTTATGTAGATTACGGTGCAGCTTGCTCTAATATGTCATATTATTATGAACGTGGACAAGGTGTTGAATTTTCATATAAAAAAGCGGCTGAATATGCAGTTAAAGGTTGTGATTTAAATGATAGTATAGGTTGTTATAATTTAGGAGTTTCCACTTTAGAGAAAATGGGTCTTAGCCCTACTCGTGCAAAAGCTCAAAAATACATAAACAAAGCAAAGCCATATTTTAAAAAAGCTTGTGATTTAGGCTATAAAAAAGGATGCGAAAAACTTCGTGAATTAAAAGAGCTTATTATATAAATTTGGTAGCCTACTCGCTACCTTTCTTTTGTGCTTGATAATTCGCTATTAATTGTTTTATCATCCTATCACGTTTTATTTTATCCAAAAATATTTTTTTAGCTATTGGCGATTTCTCTGCTACTATTTTTTGTATATCTGTTAGTTCACTATCCAAATCATCAAATAACAAATCAAAAACACCATTGTTTTTTTCATTTTGTTTTGGTATAATTTTACCATTGGCTGGTAACTCGTAAGGTAGAATATTGTTTTCTACGCCAGCCTTTCTGTTTGGTAGATGAACGGTTGCTTGACAACACAACGTTACCCCCCTGGCTAGGCTAGTGCTATTATAAAGCCTTAGGTGCACCTTTATAGCTTTATAAAAAACACTATGTTTAGTGTGTGAGTCGTTAGGGGGTCCTCACCATCTACCAAATTATTTTTTAACCGGTAATTTTTTATTGCCTTGTTTTTCTTCTCTTCTAACAAGTCTCGATAATTCATCTTCTCTAGAACTTTTAATAGCATGAACTATTGCATTTACTAATTCGCCATCTTTTTGTATTGCTATTTCTCCGACCTTATCGCCAACTCTTTTTGCAATCAAAGAAGTTGATGGATTAGAGCCACTAAAAAAGAAAGTTGGATTATCCTTTACCTTGTGAATAAGCTTTGCAGCATTATTTGCTTTACTCTTACCACCTTTAAACATTTCAGGGTGCTTATTGCCCAACTTGTTAGCATCATAAACAACCTGCTTATCACTTATACCAGCATTATCTCTTACACTCTTATTTACATTAGTTGTAAATCTATGTTCTATTCCGTTATTCCTTTGTGTTGTAAACCCATTGCCAATAGGATTATCCCCATTAGCCAAAACCTTATAAAAAGCATTGAGGCTTGTTCTTATGTTTTGCGGTGTTTTTGGATTATTTGCTATAACCTTTATATTTTCCAAAAATCCAACGTAACCCTTAGCTTTCATCATCGCTTGTTCTATGTGATGAAGCAGTGCCGGCTGTCTTCCTATTATAGGTAGAAATCTCACTAAATTTTTAACAGTTCTATTTGTAAGCATAACATCAAATCTACCAACAACACTATTACCTATACCTTGACCCGGCATATTTTGCTTTTTAAAATTTCCTATCGCCTTTGCTAACTCTACATCTTGCCCTATAAGCTTCTCAGCCCTATTTATTAGATTTATAAAGCTCTTTGCTTCTGGACTTTTAAAGCCTTGTTTGTTTAAAACCTCTGCTAGTTTTTTAACATCTACCACCTTGCCTTTATTACCAAAATCAGACATCGTTTGAGTTAAAGACTTATGTATTATATTTAGCTCTACATCTTTTGCTTTTTCTTTTGGTAGTTTAGATAAAAATAGCTTTACACTATTGTCTTTTGCATTTTCTTCAAACACCTTAGAAACGGCTTTGTTTATACTATCATCGTTTAAATCATTATCAAGTGTCTTTTTATACCAGTCAGCATCTTGAATTCTCGCCATATCTCTGTATTCTTTTACCATACTTTGATAAAGCTTCTTAGCATCTTTGCTAATAGGTAGCTTTGATAAGATATCATCTAAGACATCATTTTCTAAGTAATGCTTTACATTATTTGCTATGTATTTTAAATTATTATCGTTTGTTGTTGATATTATATGATTTAGCTCTGCTCTTAGGTCATTTACACCTTTTATATCTATCTCTCTTAAATGTAGCTTTTCAGTGATATTTTTTATCTTTGTGCTAGGAACACCACCCCAAACACTATCTTTTAAAGCCTGAACTCCATTCAAAAAATCCTTTCCAGCTTCATCATCAGGGATAGCTACCTTAACATCACGATAAGCAGTGCCTAAAGCATCCAGTCCCTCGCCAAAGTCTTTTTTAGTCTGTTTTACATACTCATCGCTTATATCCCTTATACTTTGCGGATTTCCTCTTAGGTTCTCAAACTCACTAACAATCTTATTAGCATCTTTTGTTATAACATTAGTCATATTATTTGCTGCATCTGCATTAGATGATAGTGTTGCTTGTGCCATTTGGGCGACTCTCTCATTTGCCCTAGCACCGGTTAAAAAATCACTCTGTGCCTTTGTGATTTTATCATTATCAAGGATGATATTTTGTGCTTTATTTATTATGTTTTTTGCTGTTGGTGCATACTCATTAGCTAGTTCTTTTGCTCTGTTTATAGTCTCATTATTGCTCTCAAACTTATTAAAATTTTCCAAACCATCATCTAGTGTCTGCTTTGCTGTATTTACAAGTGTGCTACCATCTTCGATATTTACACGAGAGCCAAACTCATCAGCCTGTCTTAATATCTCTTGTGTAGCTTCCTTACCACCCATTTGTTTTTCAAACTCTTTAAAAGCACCATCGACATTTTGCTTTCTTATAGCATTTATGATAGGTATCATATTTATAACCTTGCCACCTATCTTTATTGTTTTTTCTGTGCCTTTAACAGCTGCTTTTAATACCGGTTGAAATAAAGAAGCCATACCAACACCAATAGCTTCATTACCAAACCCACCCGTAAAAGAGTTAGCATAACCAGCGATATTTGTGTCATTACCTGTATTTGCCGAGTTTGTAGCATAATCACTCATAGAGCCAAAACCACCACCAAGCATACCACCAACCAAGGCACTAGCCGTTGCTCCGGCTGTTGGATTTTTAGTTGCTAATGCTGTAATTCCTCCGATAGTTGAGCCTAAAAGCTCCTTACTACTAGCACCCAAAGCATCAAAAAAATCAGGTGTTATATCTTTCACATCATTATCGCCGATCATCACACCAAACCTTAGTCCACCATCTTTGTCTTTACCAAACACCGGCTTATATCCCATCTGTTTAGCCATATTTGAAAAGATATTTTTTGTTTTTATGATGTCTTGGTGTTTCTCATCTGCTGATTTAAAAAGCTCATTTAATGCAAAAGTTCCACTATTTAAAGCTTGTTGTGAGGCTACTGTCTTTGTTAGCTTTGAGATGTCGCTATTTTGCTTCATCTTGTTTTTAACTTCCCGCATTCTCTCATCGCTAGAGCCTGTTAAAACTTGAAATGTATCATCAGCTAAGTTTTCAACACCGTGCTTTGCTTTATCTACCAAATCACTAACACCTTGATAAGCTTGTTTTACCGGTGCTGAAATATCATCTATAAAATCACTCGCCCCGTGAGTAAAGTTATCAAACCAAGACCTATTTTGTGTCGGGGCATTATCTGTTTGTGGTGCTTTTGGTATTGATATTGGTTGTGTTTGTTGTTGTGGTTGATTTATCTTTTGCATATAATCATCCGGCACTTCATACTCTCTAGCCCCTTTTGGTATATCCAACCATTGCCCATTTATTTGAATTTGTCTTGCTCCTTGTGGAATGCTTACCCAAGCCATATTTTTATCCCCTTTTATTCTAAAATTCTATAATTTACACCATTGACATTAACTGTTTTAAATGCCTGTTCTTGTGTCTTTGTTGGGCTATGTTCTAAAAACCAATTTGTCCCGTTTGTTGTTGTTAGTATTGTTTGGTTATTATCTGTTGATATGACATTTTGTTTAGGATTAGGAGCGCTAGCCCCATAATACCCCATAGCCATAGCTCTATCTTGTTCAAGAAGTCTAAGCTGAGCATCCCACTCTTTTTGTATTCTATCATTCATTAGTGGATTTTTTTGAGCTGATACCTTAGATAATAATTTATTATACTCATCATTAACACGAGCCTTTTGCATCTCAAAAAAGTCATTAGCTGTTCGCCTCATATTCTTTTCATTTACGGTTTGAGCTTTCCAAGCACTTGGCAAACGATATAACCCATCGTGCCTCTCTCTATTTGGGTTAGTATCTCGCCTTACCTTATCGTTATAGATAGCATCAGACATAAGCTGAGCCGTATCATCATTGTCTTGGTTTGCATTATCAAACCCAAAAATACCCTTTATATTTTCCCAAGTGCCATCTTTTAACCCTTGTGCATCTAAATATGTTGGATTATTACCCATAGTTTGTTTAAGTCTATTCATAACACTACCATAAGCAGTATCTTCACTTAGATATTTTGGTACCTGTATATTTTTAGCATCTTGTATTGCTTGTAGCTCTTGTGCTTGTTTTTCCTGTGCTTTTGCATTTATAGCATCTTGCTTATTTTGAAGTAAGGAGTTTTTATAAAGCTCGTTAATCTCTTGCTGTCTTTTTCTAAGCTCCGCACTCTCAGCCAACTGTCTACTTCTAAGGTTATAATCTTTTTGCCACTGGTCGTTATCTACATTAAACTTATTTTGGTTAAATTCAAATGTTCGTTTATTATTGTTTATAGCTTCATTAAGCCTATCGTTATCTATCCTTTCAGCCTCCATATTGTGTCTATTTATCTCATCTATCTTCATTTGATTTTGCTTATTTGCTACATTGTTTTGATAGATATCATACAAAGCAGAGCCAACCTCTTTGACTGGCTCTATTCTCATTGTTGCATGATTAAAATCAATCATCTTTGGATTATAATAAGGCATTAATACAACCTTTCTTCATCATCGTTATTTACATTAAATCTAGAATTCGCCCAAGCTCTCTCTAAATTATTTTGTGCTTGATTGTCTTTACTTAGCTGTCTTTCTGATAACATCTTGTTAAAGTTATAAGTATCGTTTTGAAGTTTTTGCATCTTTTTAGCATTTTTATGTGTCTGATATCCATCGTAAAGACTGCCGGCCATACCAGCAACACCAAGCCAATTAGGTGTAGACCCTGCTACACTTGAGCTACCAAGCCAACCAAGGGCTTTATTAAAAAAGCCACCGCCATCATCATTACTAGCTCCATCCATTATACTTTTACCGCCTGATAATGTGTTTGATAAAGTATTTTTCCAAAAACTATCCCACAAAAAATTCATCACAACTCTCCTAAAAGTGCTGAGCCTAAATCAACATTAGATACATCTTCGCCTTTTTTTATCTTTTCAAAAACATTTGACTCACTAGCAGACCCGGTATTTCCTATGATATTGTCTGGTTTTTCTTTTGGTGTTGCTACATTCATCATAGCTTGTGCGACAAGTTTCCACCCTGTATAGTCATCGCCTAAGAAGTTTAAAAAGCCGTTTGTCTCAGCCCATTTTCCCATATCCTCAGGCTTGATGGTAGGGAAGTCTTTACTAAATTGTTCTAAGTTCTTGTTAAAGGTCTGCCTTTTTTGCTCTTTTAATATTGCTTCTTGTTGCATTTGTTTCATTTGCTCTACTTGTGCGGCTAGCTCATCATAGTTACCAATCCCTAGTTGTTCTAGTGTCTGTTTTCTTTGTAGCTGTTCTGGTGTTGGTTCTTCTTGTGTTTGTGTTTGTTCTTGCTCTTTTGCTTTTGATAAAGCATTTAGCACAGCATTACTCAAAGCTTCTTCACTTAGTCCGCTAGCTTCTTTTGACTCTTCTGATTTTATAGCTTCTGTATTTTCTTCCTTGCTCTCCGGTGTATCTTGTGTTTCTTGTGTCTCATCTCCTGTTATCTCACCAATTAGTGATTGTATTACATCTGCTTCTGTTAAATCTGCCATTTTATCTCTCCTTATAGTTTGTTATAAAATTAATAATCATTTCAGCGACTTTTGCTTTTTCAATAGCATTAACTCGCACCTTATCCTCTGCCGTGTTATCTTTACTTATCCCAATATTATCAAGCCATAGGTTCACTAGGTGAACTAATAAGTCCTTGAACACTTGAGCCTTGCATATTTGGTATAAGTCCTTGTTGGCTAGGCATTGATTCAGGATATCCTGATAAATTTTCTCCTTGTTCGTTAAAAACATTTGGCTCCTTGTCTAAAAATTCATCTACATTTTTAATCCCATAAAGCGGTAATAACTGCTCTATGATTTTAAAATTAGCATTAAGCATTCTCCTAGCTGTTTGTATATCTTGTAGGCCCATACATAAATTAATATGATTACTTATAGCCCCAGATGCCTGTATCAGCCCTTGCTTTTGCACCTCTTTATTTAATGCCCCAATTCCCGTGTTAAGATTAACCGCAAAGCTTGGTATCTCGCTTCTGTCATATCCCGCAAAAAACTCTTTTTGTCCGTATTTCCACACTAGCTTTGCAAGTCTTTCAAACACAGGTTCAAAAAATGTTTCATTATATGTTCTTATGTATCCTTGAAGTCTTACACTTCCCTCATTAGCCATAATACTAGCCATCGTGGCTGTCTCTTTCCTTGTGGTCGTTGCTCCGTTTTGTTGTGGGCTTATACCACTTGCTTCACTCATCTCATTATCTATAAGTGTTATATTTACCTGAGCTGACTGCAGGCTAGGGAGTGGAACAAAGCTAATAGCCGTTGGGTTTTCAGTAAATATCGGCTTTCCTATCGTTTCGATATCAGCTCTTGATATGTTTGCGCTTAGTGGAGCTACTATCTTTGGTTTTAAACAAGCATTTACACCATCTATAAAACCATTTCTTGTTATATTCATCTCATCTTGTAAAGGTAAAATACTTGCAAGCGGTGGCTCTCCATAAGCACACACAAAGTTACTCTCTTCATAGCTTCTTACCTGCGGTGTCATATAACCAAAGATAAAAGGCTGTCCATCTTTAAGCTCTACCATATCCCTTAAAATCACAGAATTATCGTATATCGTAGATAAATACCACTTATCATCTATAAGCTCATACACATCATAAAGCATTACTCGCTCATACATTGTAGTTTGATTCATCGTTACACTATCTATAAGCTCATCAACCATCTTTTTGTTAAAGACCTTCTTTTTAGCAAGTCTTAATAAGTCGCTAGTTGTTAAATTTATCTTATTTACGATAAATCTTATATCACTCACACTCTTTGCATTTGGGTCAAAGTAGATATCATCAAGTTCTATTTCTTCAATGACTGGCATATCATTAGACCAATACACCTTTGCCACACTTGTGCCTAAAAATGGTATTTTCTGAAACATCGGAGCAAAGGTATTATAAAGCCTTAGCATTGATGTATAGATGTCTAAAACCTTTTGCCACTTATCTATCACTTCTTGCTTTGAATTTATATAAGTTTCAAGCACTGCAAAGGTATCGTTATTAAAGTATGTCTCACTTAACGCATCAGCTATTCTTTTAGCTTTTGAGTTTATTTTAGGTATATAAAGCCTTGATTTGTTCCGTTGCTTTAAGCTCTCTAATTGTTGTTGTTCTAGATAGAGCAAATAAGCATTATTTAGCTTATCAAACGATGGCTTATAGTGTTCAAACCCAGCTTTTGCAACTTTTATTAGCTCATCAAGTTGGGCTGTTCTTTCGTTACTCATCATCTCTTAACGCTTTCAAATCTGACACAAAATAGCTATTTAGCTTTTGGATAAACTCATCTGTATTAAAATCATTTATCGCTTTTAAGCTCTCATCATTAACACCACCACTTTCATAAACACCCACAATTTCTTGTGAAGCTTTCACAACCTTGCGGAAATAAATGCCTTTACTTATTAGTTCAAGCATTGCTTTTGCTTTGTCTTTATCTAACTCATCAGCTCTTATAAAATCACTCACAGTAGTTTTATGCTTTATAACTTGCTCTTTTACTTCTTTATGCTCTTGCTCCATTTGCTTAGCTTGTCCTTTGGCTTTTCCGGTCTCATCCCCTAACTCATCAGTCTTAGTCTCATAATCTTCCAACCTAAATTCCACAGGCTCCACCGAACCAACTTGTTTTTTAACTTCCACTTCTTCCGGTTTCTTAACACTCTTAGCCATTCATCTCTCCTTTTTTGAGTTTAAAATATGTAGCCTTGCTAATGCCCGTAAGTGAAAAAACCTTTTCTTTGTCAGTGTTCTTTCTTATTAGCATTTTTGCAAGCTCTACCTTTGCTTTTTTGTTAGGTATATACTTGATACCACTCGTTATCTCGCAAATCAAACTAGCTAACAAAAGCTTTAGCTCATCATCGCCTAGTTTTGCTATCTCTCTGATAGCATTTGCATCTATTTTGTGTTGAATGTACTCAAACTTCCAGTCTATTTTCAACCCAAAAAATAGACTTTTGCTATTTTTACCACACATTTTCATTATAAAAATCCATTTCTTGCTCTTTCCTTGGATAAACATTGTCAAAATAAGTAAGTGCTAAACTATCTGCGTAATCAGGACTAACGCCAAATTCTTTTTTTATAGCGTCTTTTGGAGCTAACAAATAACGTTCTTTTGTGTCATATAAAAACTCTATCATTTGAAGCTGTCTTTTGATTTTTTCATTTGGAGTTATAGCAAGTAGTGGTATTTTATCTTTTAGCCTAAAATACATTTCAGCCCTTTTATTTGCATATCTCTTTTCATCCGTAGCTTTATAGCTCGCCTTTGCTTCTCTACAAATCCCACGAAGTCCGTATTCAACTAATCTATCATAAGTCCCAGCACCAACCCCAACGGTATCGATAAAGATAACCTCGGGCTTTTTCTCGCTCATCTCATACTCTCTTAAAATTTCCCTTGCAAGCTCTGTCGTGCTTGTTATATGATAGCTTTTAAACTCTTTCACGCACTCGCCATCACGCTTACATAACACACTCTCATCATCGCCATCCCTTGCAACATCAAGTCCCCAAACTTCTATTGTGTTTGGCTCAAATCTCATAGGCTTTAAAAATGCATTTTCTATCATTGATAAAGAAAATAGTTTATTTGTTGTACTGTCTAAAAACTCGCCGTATATCTCTTGCTTAACAACATCACTATCAGCCCCGCCAAGTTCGGCTATTAACTCATCTATCTCATCAGGTCTTAGCATTGGGTTTTTATAGCTTGAAATTTGATAGTTTTTCCAGTCTTTCTCGTTTCTCATCCCCTTTTGAGCTAACTCAAAAAACTTATTCTTTCCCTTTGGCACTCCACCTATAAAAGCCCTACTATCTGGATAATCAAGCAACATAGGTCTTATTGCATTATCCCAAAGGTAGGCATTTTTAAGGATTATTCCAGCTTCATTAAGAATCACTATGTCATAGCCAAAGCCTTCGATATTCTCAGGGCGTTCAGCACTTCGCATATCCAAAAAAGCCTCATTAAAAACCAGTCTTTTATCTTGTGAGTGAAACTTCCAAAGCTCTTGTGGTAATTGCTTTAACTCAGGTAAAAAATATCTTTCAAAATACCTTTGTAAGTTTGACGTGATTGTATCAACCCAAAGTATTTTCTTACCATCGCAAAGCCACTCAATGCACGCATTAGCTATACCTTTTCTAAAGCCAACCCTACGTCCTTTTTCTATTGTTGTAAACTTAGCGTCGTTATTAAAAAATACCTCTTTCTGCCAATCACAATAAGTTAAATTCAAAGTTATATCACTCATCTTTTAAATCCTTTCTCACGATAGTAAGCTTTGTTTGGTTTTGCTGTGCGTTTGTATTGTTTATTATCGTATTAGCTTCTTTGCCCAGCACGGTTTCTTTATTTCTTGCGGTTATTCTGCTATGTGCTTCCACATCTTGTATCGTGTCTGCCATCTCCAAAAGTTCATTAGCTTTTCTTTGATTTGCTAAGGCTATGTTTTGAAAATAGATTAAATGTTTGGTTCTTTCCTCAACAACTTCATGAAAAGCTTTCACTTCTTTTTCATTTAGCTTTGCTAGCTCTGTTTTTATCGCAACTTCAGTTTTCACAAGTTCTTTTAAATTTTGTTCTACATCTTTGCAAAGATTATAAACAAAACCCACACTAACATCGTATTTTATTGATAGTTGATTTTTAGATGCACCAGTTTTATATTCAGCTATAATTTTGTCTTTTAGCTCTTGTGTTATCTTTCTCATCTTAACTCTCTACAAAAACCGCATTGATTTTTTTATCAGCAATTAGCTTTTTAAGCATCTTTGCTTTTAATTTATACTCAGTAGTCTTAAAGCCTTTCACATCTTCTATAAACATTACACCATTTTTAAAGTATGTAAAATCAGCAATGTATTTAATATCCCTAACAGTCTCATATCCATTTTTAGTTTTATCACTTGGCACTCTAAAACTCTCTTGCAAGACAAAAGACACTTGTTCTTTAAGCTCACTTATTTGCTTAGCACTCTGTAAGAGTCTTAGCTCATTAGCTCTTTTAGCTTCTTTCTTACTATCATAGCCTTTTGATTTTGTGTTATGATATTTATTAAATCTCATCTCAAACACTCTGCACGATTTCGTTTAAATGATTTATGATAGCTTTTGCACTCTTTAAATCATTGCATTTTATATTTGCTATTTTGTTTATGACATCTTTTAATAGCTCAATTCTTGTTCTTGCTTCTTTTATACCCGATAAAACACTGTTTGATAGCTTTGTATTTTGTCTTTTATCTAAAGCTTCGTTTAGTATGTTTTCAACTTCACTATCAACACAAGAGTAAAACTCTTTCTCCCAGATTTCTTTTAGTCTTTTGTTGATTTTTTCATAAGTTGCTTCGGGATTGTATGTTTTCATCCAGTCCTCTACTTTGTTTTGGTTTTTTAATTCTAAATATCTGTAATACCTTAACATCTCACCACACTCATCAAATGTCATAAAATTCATAATAACCTAGGCTCCTCTTGCTCTCTTAGCTTTCTTTGTGCTTTTAAAAGCTCTTGTTCTATCCTCCAAAACTCATTAAATCTAAGCTGTTCTTTTAGCTCTTCTACAAACTTTTTATTTTGGTCAAAAAACCTGACTTTGTATTTGCCATATTTATCCCTTTGCATACTTATAAACTCAATACTTCTCATTTTCTAAACCTTTAAAAATATGTGCTATCACATCAACAGTCCAAGCATTACCTATCGCTTTGTAACGTTGTGTATTTGATACACCTACTGTATAGTCAATAGGCAATGTTTGTAATTTTTCATACTCATTTACGCTTAGGTTTCTCATCTTGTTTCTTTCTTTGTTAAGATAATATTGTGTTGTGTGTGTATTACTTGTTGTTAAACAGTTTGCTTTTTCATCACACACTGTTCTTAAAGTGTCTTTTCTTGCTTTATTGTTACGAGTTTTAAAACAAAAAGGCTTAAGCTCTCTAAACTCGTGCGTGTCTAACACATCGCTTAGTTTTATATTTTTATCATTAGGTTGTATTATGTTTGGTATATTAGTCCAATATAAACGATTTCTGTTTTGTGCTGAAACAAGTGCTGAATTTATTTTGATAGGCTTAACTTTTAAAATATCACTTATGATATCTTGCCACTCTTGTTTCATAACTACATTTTCAAGCAAAAAATATTTAGGTTTTAATTCTTTCAAAAGTCTAACAAACTCAAAAAATAAAGCACTTCTTTCATCTTGAAAGTTTAGTCTTTTACCAGCTACGGAAAAGCCTTGACAAGGACTCCCGGCAATTAATAAATCAATCTTTGGTAAATCTTTAGCTTTTATATTTTTCACATCGCCCAGACGGTATTCTTTGTCTTGTGGATAGTTATTATTTGCAATCTTTATAGCATACTCATCTATCTCGCTGCTATAATATCTTTCAACATCAACATTAGCTCTTTGCAGTGCTAATCTACCACAAGAAATTCCATCAAAAAGACTTAAAACTCTCATACTCCAACCCTCATTCTCTTACTCAAATCACTTATCATCGCAAACACAGAGTGTGTAGCCACTCTTGGCTTTTGTTCTTTGACTTCTACCTGCTTGCTCTCTTTAATTTCATAAGGCTTTATATACTTCACATCGCCTATTCTGTGCTGATTTTCAAACAAGAAGTTATAAACCTCCATGGTATCTTCTCCATCAAGTTTTGGAAACTTTCCATACTCGTTTTGTGAAAATTTATTTACGATATCTAAATCATCATCAAGCCCAAGCCTAACAAAATCATAAAAAGGCTTAGCCCCATAACAGAAGTCTTTGCCTTTAAAGTTTGACTTTATAAAGCTTATCATCGCCTCTATGTTTGAAAACACCTTGCCAGTTTGCTTAACTTCTCGCTTAAAAAGTTCTAATCTAAAAGCTGATAAAGCTTCTTTTGTGATTAGCTCTTTGCTTTTAAACTGATCAACATAATTAAGTCTAAATCTAAAAAAATTAAGCAATCTATCATCCGGTATATCTTTCATTTCCTCATCGTAAATCATCGCTTGAACCTTGTTACATTCCAAAGCCTGAGATATTATTTCTAGCCTATTCATTTACAGCTCCTATGAGAAATCTATTTGCATTAAAGACACTATCAAGGTCTATGTCTGGTTCTTTTGAGTAGTCCTTAAAGCCAAATCGCTTAATGTCATCTTGACTGATTTCTTGATTGTGGTAGTTATTACTTGGCTTATACTCTTGATTTGGTTTTGGTTTAAACACTCCTTGCCAATTATTTGCCATAGCAGTAACTATGCACTGATTTACATCAATTCCTTGGTTATGCCACTTCTCCCACTCGGCAAATTTTATTTTTATTCCCATCGGGGTTAATTTCTCTCTACGTTCTTTTTTGTAGATTAGATAATTACTCCAAATTTCAGGATTTAAAAACTTAGGCAAAACAATTTCATTTTCAACAGCTTTGATTTTTTCTTTTTTTATTTTTTCTTTTTTATTCTCTGTAGTATTCTCTGCATTATAGTAAGAGATTTGCGAATTTAACTCATCTTGTTTCGTGAATTTCCCTAAACCAGTTTCGGGAAATTCCCTAATCTTGTCTTGTGAATTTACCACATCTTGTTTAGGGTTTTTTACTTGTCTAGTTTCGTTATTTTTAACTACTTTTTTATCAAAATTTAAAGCATTTTCTAACAAATCCCAATCAATTTCGTAAAAAGTTTTTGCAGGAATACCCTCGCGTGATATTGTTAAAAAATCAAGATTTTTTAGCTTAGACTTAGCACTTCTTAGCTCATCTTTACTTAGCATAGTTTCAGCCATTATCTCAGCATCTGTTTTAAATATTTTATCTTGCTTAGTAAACCAATACATTAATTGCGACAAAAGCAAACCAGCTGTTATTGACCCAGCCAGTCTTGCATACGCAGGATAGTAAGCAATAGGGCGTTCACTAAGCTGTTTAATTATCTCTTTCATATCTTACCTTTTAAGTTGACTTTCATATAAATCCTTTGTAAAATTCCCCAGCGACCAAACAAGAAAATCCAAAACAAAGGACTTATATGACAGACAAAGAATTAATCCTAGAATTAACCAAAGCCGTAACGACAACATAACCAACAAAACCACCAGCGAATTAGGTGGAGCGGTTTCTCAAATCTTTAATAAAATCGCTAAAGAGATTAAAAACACTCTTAGCGATTTAGAAAAAACTAATAAATAAAACTTAGGTGAGAGCTAGTCTTAGATAACAACTAACAGCTCTTAAAACACTTGTTTGGTCGTGCCAATCTTCTATCTTTCTAAGCTCTTTAACTATTTTCTTAAAAGCTTTATCTTTTAGCTTTTGTCTTTTTCTCTCATTTTTTATTTTTTCCATTATCTCTTCCTTTGCTTTTAAAATTTTTTTCAACTTACACAAAGCATCAAAGCTACCTTTATTGTCTATTCTCCAGCTGTAACCATCTACAGGCTCAGCCTTAGTATCATCTGTCGCTACACAATTATCTACACTTAAAAGAGCTATTTCAATATCCAAAAAAGCCTTATAAATCTCATCTTCGCTCATCTTTCCTCCTTAATCTTTAATTCCAAAACCCAGCAAAAACCCGGTAGCAAACACACAAACTATTACAACAAGCAAAACGACTAATTCATTCATCTTTTGACCCTGTTATCTTTTTATACAAGTAATAAATCAACCATACAACAACCCCACCGCAAAATAAGAAAGGGGCTAACACAGCACTAAATAAAGATATAAAATAAAAAACTCCATTCGCAACAGCCACAATAAAAGCTATTACAGCAATAACCATAAATAATTCAAACAATTCATTTTTACTTTCATTCATCTTTTACACTCCGAATTTACATCTTCTAGTATCTTTGCTATGGTTTGTGTCTCTAAGTCTTTATCTATCAAAGCTTTAACAAAATCAAGACAAAATCTTATGACCTCGCTATCGCTCTTAAATCCCTTCTTGTTTTGTATTTCTACGATATTTGCGATATTTTGATTGCTTAATTTAAAGCTTCTACTATTGTCATACTTTTGTGTTGTCATTGTGTTGCTTTCGTAATGTTTTAATCGCCCCAAATCTTTCGCTATTATTCAAGATATAAGAACGTATATCACACCAAGCCGAGATAGGAATATTAAAATGTTCCTCCATAATCAAAGCGTGTTCTATTGTAGGTTTTGATTCTCCGCGAAACCAATGACTAACCGCAGATTGTGTTACTCCGACTTTAAGTGATACTATTATTTGTGATATTTTATTTGTTCCCATAAATCAGATATTAGCATTGATTATATTAAAAATAGCTTAATTAAATTAGCAGTGATTATATTATTTTTGCTAATATAATTTTTTTGTATTAAGGAGTTAAAAAATGGATTTAGCAGATATTATAAGAAAAGCAAGAAAACGAGCTAATTTAACACAATTACAATTCGCTGATAAATTAGGAGTAACACAAGCTATGATAGCACAATATGAAACAAAAAAAGGCGAAATAGGAAAGAATGGTAAAGAGAAAAAAACAGCATTACCAGGTATAGATAAATTACAAGAGATAGCCGATATTTTAGGAGAAGATATCACTTTATTTTTTCCAAACCGCGAGAAAAACAAAAAACATATAATAGAAAAAGAATTAAAATCAAACTTTGAAAAATACATAGAGCTAATACCTAGCGAATTTCAGATAAAAAACACAGTATTTTTACCAAAATCAGAAATGCTTATAGGTGCAGGTGCTGAAGGTGCTTTTGACTTAAGCTTGTTTGAGAGCGAGACAAGAGTTGCAGTAGATAAAAAGTTTATAGGTGGCCTAAACCCCGCAAATCTAAAGCTTTTTGAAGTCGTAGGAGATAGTATGTTTCCTGAGTATGACGAAGGCGACTTAGCTATCGTTGATATGGTAAATCACAGATATGATTTTGTCAAAATAGCCGGCATTTATGTAGTTAGGGTTGGTGATGTAGTTTATATTAAACGTGTAGAGTTTTTACCAGAAAATGCAGTTAAACTAATCTCCCTAAACTCAAAATACGGCGATATGTATCCGCATAAAGATGGTTACGAATGCGAAATTTTAGGTAAGGTTTGTGGAAAAATCAAGTTTGAAATCTCAAAAGGCTTAACCTTTTCAGATAGTGGGATAAAGTAAGTAGTTAATTTGTTATATTTTAACTACTTTTAACCCATTATTTAATATAATTATTGTCAATAAACAACAAGGAGGGCTTATGAGTGAAACATTAAAAGCTTTTATCTTTGGCTTTAGAAATGCCTTTAATCCTATAAAGATAAAACACGCCAAAGAGTATGGAGAAATTGCTAACAATATAAGAATTAAGCGTATTGAAGCGTTAGGCGAAAGATATGGCATCACAAAATCAACCACAAAAAAATAATAACAATAAAAAAGAAGTTGTTCAAGCTATACAGCAAAACCTAAATATAAATTTTATACCATCTGAAATAAGCGAAATAATCAAAAAAGACCCAGCATATGTTGAAAGAGCTATGCTTTATCTAGAAAAAGAACAAGAGCATAAACACAACATAGAAAAAGAGATAATAGAACTAGAAAAGCAAGAACAAATTACAAGAAAAAAAGAATCTGACACAAACATAATCTATCTAAAAAATGGGCAATGGCTGGCTTTTATAGTTATGCTTACTTGCTTGGGTATAATTGGATACTCTGTTTACACAAAACAAACTGCATTTTCAATCACTTCTGTTATAGGTACTCTTGTTTTAGGTTTATATCATATAAGCGGAAGAAATAAAAAATAATCTAGATAAATTCTTTCCTACTTTGTTGCATTGTTTTCTATAATATTATTTGTTGTGTTATTATCTCTTGCAGTCGCATTGTTTTCACTCTCAAGCTCTTTTTCGTATTCTTCCATCTCTTTTTCATATTGATACTCATCAATCATCTGTTTGGCTTTGCCAAAAACAGCACCAATTATACCTACCCCAAGACCTATACCAGAAGCTATTAAACCAGACTTTGTAGAATTATGCGATATTCTATCCCAATCTAAATCAACACCGTGCCTAACATCTCTTGAAGTAAAATAAGTATTAATATTATTTTCTAAATCATATTGGCTACATCCAACAAAAGCTATTATACATATAACAACAAAAAGTCTATTCATACAAGACCCCTTTTAATGTTTTATATGAATTATTCTATCAATACATATTTAAATTCCAAATAAAAGTAAATGAAATCATATAAAATTATATTTTTTTGCAAAATATTAGTAATACTTATTATTTTAAGTTATTTTTAATATAATCAATGCTAATATTACACCAACAAAACAAAGGAGCCCCACTCCTAGCTAGGGTTTAGCTAAAGCTACGGGTAGCGTCAGTATGTAGACGATAATTATATGCTCGGTTCAAGCCCCGATAGTAGTGTGTTCGGGGGTAGTAAAATCCACACTTTTTAAAACAAAAATATGCACATTAGGCAATGAGCTTTCAACAATTGGCATTTTATAGCTGTTACAGCACAACATTAGTCCTTAATTTAGAAATTAGAGTTATCAACCTTTCTTAATAGAAATTGATTTTCAGCGGCGGTTTAGCAACTTGCTTAGTGTGTATTTTTTTGTTTTAAAGGATATTAGATGATAGAAGCATTTATTAGAGGTTTTGAGTTTGGCATTATCACAGGCTGTGAGCTTGTGCTTTTTGCTTGGTTTTTAGTCTTTATAGTTGATACAATTAGACTTGTTTATTTAAAGCTTCGCAATCGGTTTTAGCTAGTTCGCACTTGCCTTTATTAAAGTGAGGACAGCCGACACGAACAGGTTTGTTATTTTCATAAGTGATAACAACATTTGTTGTGTAGTCCATCACTTGACCGTTGATTTTAACGGGTATAGTGCAGTTGCCGGTGCTTTGAGTTATGAATATTTTCTTATCTTTAAAACGAAAATATTTAAAAGCGACAAGCCAACCACAACAAAAACCAGCGACAAAGATTATTAGTTCATAAGCATTAAGCGTTTTAAGATAATTTATCCATTCCATTCGCAAAGTATAACAGATTTTTTACACATATACAAACCCTTATGACTTCAAAAATCAAACATAAAAACCATGCAGACATAAAAAACTCCTTATTAATTAAATCAAAAATAATTGGAGTTGTAAGGGTTTGTATATGTGTAAAAAAAGGAGTAATTATGAAAACTATAAAAAAGATTTTGAGTTTATTTCAAAAAAAAAGGTGCAGTTATCAAAAATATAAGATTTTTGCACCTAGAAAGGATTTAACAATGATATTAGAAAGCTATGAAAAGGATTTAATGACACACGAACAAATGCAAGCAAGAGCTGATGCATTATTTGATGAGTTTAGCTCAAAGCTAGATGATATCCTTGCTAATGCAAGCGAAGAAATCGAGCATTTAGTATCAAACTACGAAGAGTATATCAAATACAAAGATTTACAAGATGAGATAAAAGCTCAAGCAAGAGCATTTTTTTAATTACAAACAAGGATTAGTTATGAAGATAGTAAAACATTTTTTAGTAATCAAAACTCAAAACGGTTATTTGGGTAAAAAGATAAAAAAACAAAGGATACAAAATGACAGATATAACTTTAAAAGTTGATTTCACAAATGAAGTCTTAACAACAAACTTTGAGAATATAAAACAAGAAGTACAAAATGAAGTTAATAAGTATAGCATAAATGTTACAGAAGATAACATCCCTGAAGCTAAAAAAGTTATGGCAAATTTTAACAAAGTCAAAAAAGAGATTGATATAAAATATAAGGAGTTTATAGATAGATTTTCCATACCTATAAACCAACTAAAAGACGAGAAAAAACAAATTGCTTTAATTATTGATAATGGAAGACAGTCAATAGCAGATAATGTAGCAGATTTTGAAAATAAAAAACTTGAAGTTATAAAACAAACTGTGCAAGCTTATATAAATACGCAATGCCAAGAAAAATCTATAAATACAGAACTTATTAATGTGTATGAGTTTGTAAAATTAACAGCAGTAACACCTAGTGGAAGTATAGCAAAAACAACAAAAGAAGCGATAGACAATAAAATAGCAATAATTGAAAACGAGATATTAAAAGCAAAACTTGAAGCAGAAGAAAAAGCAAGAAGAGATAGAGAAATAGCAGAGCAAGCAAAAGCTAAAGCCGAAGAAAGAGCAAGACAAAGAGAAATAGAACTAAGAGAAAGACTAGAAAGAGAAAAACAAGAAGCTATACAAAGAGCTAAAATTGAAGAACAAAAAAGACTAGAAAGAGAAAAACAAGAAGCTATACAAGAGACAGTAAAGCAAGCTCCTATCAAAGCCGAAGATGGCAAAGTAATATACATAATAAGAGCTGATTTTAATGTCAAAGCAAATGCTAATGCAGATAGAAATATTTTACTTGGAAAAGTCAAAGATTTGCTAGGAAAAGCTGGAATAACAGAATTTGTTAATTTGGAAGTGTTAAATGCTTGATATTGATTTAAACATAGCATTAACTAACAAAGAATACCACTCAAGAAGTGAGATAAGCAAAAGCGACCTTGACAGATTAGCAAAAAGCCCATTTCACTTTAAGTTTAAAAGTGAGTTTGAAACAGAACCAAGCCAAACCTTGCTTTTAGGCTCATTAGTTCATAAATTAGTCCTTGAACCACAAGATTTTAATAATGAGTTTATCATAGAGCCTGTGTGTGATAAACGAACCAAAGCCGGTAAAGAAGCCTATCAAGAGTTTTTAGCAAGTGTAGGCGATAAAACCATAGTCCCACAAAGCTTAAACGAAACAGCACAAGAGATAGCTTTAAAGGTTCTTTCTATGAAAGAGACCGGGCTGTTTTTAAAAAACGGCTTAGCAGAACAGAGCTATTTTGGAGAGATTGAAGGTGTTAAGGTCAAATGTCGCCCCGATTTTTATAATGAAAGTCTAGGTTTAGCCATTGATTTAAAGACTACATCAGATGCAAGTGCTTCGGGCTTTGCAAAGAGTGTAGCAAACTTTAACTATCACATACAAGCAAGTTTTTACAGCGATATTTTAAGACAAAACGGCAAAGAAGTAAATAACTTCTTATTTATCGCAGTAGAAACCAAAAAGCCTTATATGGTGGGCTTTTATGAGCTAGACCAAACAGCCATAGATAAAGGCAGAGATGATTATTTAAGATTGCTTGACCTTTACAAAGTATGCGAGGCTAAAAACGAATGGTGGGGCTATGCTGAGTTTAAAGACAACGAAGTAAATCACATACAAACACTAGCCTTACCAAACTGGAAATTTTATCAAGAAGTAGGAGCTTAAACATTGTATTACAACCTAAATAAGCTTTTAATATGTTTTTGAATAAAATTATAAAAACTAAGGAGTGATAATGATACCTAAAAATTATAAATGCCCTAAATGTGGCAATGAAAAAATCAAACAAGACAGAGCTGATAAACTTGCAGGAGCAACGATAGAAGACTCTTATTTAGTATGTAAAGAATGTGGTTATACAGATGATGAAATTAAATTTATGTATTATGGTAATGAAAACATAGTTAAACATACTTGCAGAATACTAGGGATAACACAAAAAGAATTAGCAGAGATGATAGGCGTTGCTGACAATACCCCAGCACAATGGGCTACACAAAAAGAGCCACCAGAGATGGCTATAAAATTTATGAACCTTTTATTGGCTCATAACAAGGTAAAAAAACAACTAGATAAATTCAAACAAGCATTTAAATTATTAGATGAAGCTAAACAATCCTAAGCCATTATTTTGTGAGATTAAACCAAAGGGGTGTCAGAAATACTGATACCCCTTTTTTTATATGGTAAATAATAATTAAGATAAAAACTTTACAATATAAATAAAATTACTTGACAAATATTTATAATGATGATACAATTCGAACATAAATATTTACCACAAGGATTTTATTATGAAAAATTTATTTACAGCAACAAACAAGGCTCATACATTCCAAACATTTACAACAGAACAAGTCGCTAATGGTTATGGTGTAGCATTAACAACAATAAGAAACCACAAAGCAGAGCATTCAGACGAGATAGCAGAAAATATACATTTTGTGTATGAAGTTATTTCAACCAATGGTGGCAAACAAGAGATGTTAAAATGGACTTTACGTGGAATTGTTAAGCTTGGTATGTTTATAAGAAGCAAGGAAGCCAAAAAGTTTAGACTATGGGCGGAGCAAGAGCTAGAAAAATCTATTTTAGCAGAGCTTGAAAAAGCAAACGAGATAAGAGAAAAAAATATAACTTATGTGAATGAGATATCAAACCTAAAAGCCTATCAAATGGCACAAGGTAAGCACCATAATTACCAAGTTTTAGGCTACAAATCCCAAATATCACAGAAAAACAAAGAGATAGTAGCACTAAAACAAGAGTTAGTCAAAGCACAAAAGATTTACACAGCACAGGTTGATGATGATAGTTATAAGGCTATGTATAAAAATGCCATCTTAGAGCGAAACTACTATTATCAAAAATGCCAAAAGCTAAAAGAGTGCTTTTTTACAAAAGAACAAAAAACATTTCAAATCCTAAACGATATAAGAACACAACTAGACAAGACCTACACAGATGTTGGGGCTTTGATAGCTTATGTTTGGGAAGATAACGATTATTTTATAGAAAATAGATAGGAGCATAAGATGAGTACCGAGATAACAGAAATACAAACACAAATGCAAAGATTTGAGTTAGAACAAAGACAAGCAAAGGCTTTTAGTATGTCTGTGTTTTTTCCACAACACTTAAAAGGACAAGGGCCAAATGCACAGCTTATATCTACATCAAATGCAGTAGTTGTTTATGATTTGGCTTATAGAATGAATGTAAGCCCATTAGAGATAGCACAAAGCATATTTATCATATACGGGAAGCCAAGCTTTGAAACCAAGTTTTTAGTAGCTAGGTTAAATATGAGTGGTAAAATCAAAGGAAGGCTAAAGACAATTATATCAGATGATAAAAAAAGTGCTTATTGTGAAGCCATAGATGCCGAAACCGGCGAGACTTACAGGGGCTCTACTATCACACTTGATATGGCAGCTGCTGAAGGTTGGCTAAGTAAATCCGGCTCAAAATGGAAAACGATGCCAGAACTTATGCTTAGATACAGGGCTCAAAGCTTTTTTATAAACGAATACTACCCAGAAGTAAAACTAGGCATAAAATCAAAAGAAGAACTTCAAGATAGCGATGAGATAACAATTCAGCCTAAGAAACCAAACCTAAATGAAATTGTTAGCGAAAAAGAGAAAAAAGAGCTATTAGAAGTTGAGATAGAACCACAAACATTACCACACGATGAGCTAGAAAAAGAACTCGTAGCTCGTGGCATAGATGAAGACCTTGCAGAAGATGTAGTAAGTCGTTTTAGTAAAGAACAGGTATTGCAACTACTAAGCGACCCAAATGCGATAGATAACCTAATAGAACAAAGTGCATAAAGGTATACAAATGAATATAATGACACCAACTAAATACTTATACGATAAAGAGCCAAGCGAATTATTAGACCTAACACCTATTGGAAATGAACGAATTAAACTAGCAAGAGAGCTTTTAACAAAACTTCAAGAAGTGCCGTTTGAAGCAAGAGATGATCAGCGAATATCAAAGGTTTATAAAGCTATCAATTTTTGGCAAGATTTACTTATAGAAAGGTATAACGATGAGCTCCTTAAAAATTAGCAAAGAAATAGTATCTGATTTTATCAAGTTTGGCAAAGAGATGACAGCGACTGATTTTAAAAGAAGCAATGCAAATCAATACTTAGCACCATTAGCAAAACAAGGCATTTTACAATCACGATGGCATACAAACGACAAAGGCACAAAATGCAAAATGTATCGTATAAACGATATGAAAAAAGCTTTAAAATTTTTAGGGAGGACAGCTTAAATGTTTAAAGACCTAACATTAGATGATATTACTTTTTTAGAGAATTTAGGAAACGAAATGTCAACTCAAGACACAAGAAGCACAGCGCAGCCTTGTGGGTTAGTGCTTCTTAGTAAAAAATATAAAACTGTTGATAGTCGTTTTGGTTATGATAATTATTGTTTGTCCTCTGATGGTTTGTGTCTTGCTGAAGGATTAGAAGACTCAAAAAAATATTTGATTGATTTAGCACAAGAGATGAATAAAAAGTTTATACCACTCATTAATGATATAAAAGAAGATGATGAGCTGGAAGAATTTTTGGACTCACACAATTACGAGTTTGATTCTATTCACTATAATGCAGTTAAAACATCTTGGGAATGCGACCCTAATGACTTCTTTTTTACATTTAGCAATGAAGAAGCTAAACAACACGAGAACAAACACACTAAAAGTTATATGGTTTATCTTGGTGCGAGTCCTAAAACAAAAAGACTGGTAGAAATTTTATTAAAAATAGGGGCAAAAGATGTTTAACAAAATAGTTTTAGTAGGAAATCTAACAAGAGATATCGAGTTAAGATATACAGAAAGCGGTTTGGCTTTGGGCAATTCCGCCATAGCTGTAACTAGAAAATTTACAACAAACGGCGAGAAAAGAGAAGAGACTTGTTTTGTAGATATTACCTTTTTTGGCAAAGGTGCAGAGATAGCAAACCAGTATCTAAGCAAAGGCTCAAAGCTCTTGATTGAGGGTCGTTTAAAACAAGATGTTTGGCAAGACCAACAAGGAAATAACAAAAGCAAACATAGTGTAATAGTTGAAAATATGGAGATGTTAGGCAATACAAATAACAATGCTAACAACACTTATAACACTAATGGTAATTGTAATACTAATGCCAAAAATAGCCATCAAAGCTATCAAATGAACAATTATCAAAGACCATCGCAAAAGCAAACGATACAAGAAAACCAGCAAATAGATGAAGAGTATAACGACAGATACGAACAATCAGACAACACGATACCGTTTTAGCAACTGTAAACTATTAGTTGACAGTTGGGTGGTTGTAAACTTTTAGTTGATAACCAAAAGGAATTTAGGGTCGCTTTTTACCACGCATTCCAGCGTGAGCTCCCTAAACTAAAAGCAGTTATAGCGAAAATAAATAAACTTTTAATATCTTTTTGAATACAATTATTTAAAATATTTAAAAGGTAATACTGTGAGAACTATACAAGAAACTGACAAAAAACAGCAAACAAAAGAAAAAATGAAAAATGTAGTTTTACAAAATCCTAAAGTAAAATCAGTCTTTAAAAGGCTAAAAGACAAGTGAATTATTTTACAATAGCAGATGCCATAGAGCTACACGACCAAATTATATCAAATATGGGTGGTGCTAATGGTTACAATGAAGTTAGCATAGGATATTTAGATTCAGCCTTAGAGCAAATCCAAAACGATGAATACTATCCAACTTTTATAGATAAATTAACCCATTTAGTTTTTTCTTGTGTTAAATTTCATCCATTTTTAGATGGAAACAAAAGAACATCTATTTATTTAGGTATTTTCTTTTTAGAGTTAAACGACCTTGAAGGCTACTTTGTCTATTTTGCGGACAAGATGGAAGATGTAGTGGTTGATTTAGCAAGTGGAAAGGTAAGCAAAGAAGAGTTAAAAGAAATCATTACAAATATAATTTACTAACCAAGGATTAAAATGAGCGATGAAAAAATCCCTATAAAGGATATAAAAGGCTTAGATTTTAAGTGTAATGCTTGTGGGCTTAGCCTATCTTATCCACTAGCCACACAACAGACATTTATAAACGAATGCCCTAATTGTGGCATTGAGTGGATACCATCACAGCTAAACATAGAAAGCGTAAGAAATTTAAAAAACATATTCAAGATACTATCTAACGCACAAGGTGCAAATATAAGCTTAAGCTTTACAAAGGAGTAATAATGGCAGAAGAAAAAGTTTTAGATGAACGGGATACCATTTTCTTGTCTAACTCTTAATTAGACAATAACTACGAATTAATCCATTCAGTAACATCTTTGCCTAGATTACTGATTATGCCATTTAATTCATCCGGCAACTCAAAAACTAAACATTTGTCATTACTATCCAAGCACTCATTTTGAAGCTTGTCAAAAACTCTATCATATGAATATTTAGTTTTTAGTATCCAAGTAGTATTCAAAATCCTACGACAATCCCCAAGAGTTTGGATAAGATTATCTATCCCCTTATAATTTTGTCCTTGTTTATACAAATCATAACATATTAATAATTTTTGCATTAGGTATCCTTAAAAGCTGGGTATCCCGCAATGTATGTTAGTATTTTTATGATAAAAACCAAATAATAAATATAAAAGGAACAACTATGATTATATCAAGCGATGATGTAAATTTAAACCCTATAACATTAATTATCAAATACAAGCAATCAACCTACGAAAAACTAAGCGAACATCTAGGTTATAGCATAGAAGAGTTAAAAGAGTTTGAAAAGCTTAACCACAAAGAATTGCCTTTGCCTTTTGTAAAAGCTCTTAAGCTATACATAGAATTAATTAGAATAAAACTATCGCTTAAAGATATTGATAGCGAATTATATGTTTAATACAAACCACTAAATAAACTTTTAATCTAATTTTAAATAGAATTTAACACTTTTATTTAAAGGGGTTAAGATGAGAAATGAAAAGCTTATTAGGCTTTTTAAAGTTTTGTATATTCTTAGTTTCATTTTGGATTTAACCATTATTGGTTTACTTGTCGGCATACCTTTATTTTTGGTTTTGTGGGCTTCACAATATGTATTTTTTGGCATTTTATCTCCAATTTATGTATTTCGTGCAGAGAAGCGAATTGAAAAAATATTTAAAAAAAAATCTGTTATAAAAACACGAATTGAAAGGACATATGATATACAATTTGGCAAATTAGGTTTAGGTGAAAATATGCGTTCTCTAATTACTAATAATATGGAAAAAAATTTTATTACCTTAATACCAATAGTCCAAAACATACTTGATAAAAAGAAAATAAAATTTGATTTTTATGAAACAATAAACCCTTTAATACAATTAATAGACATTGAATCTATTATTTTAACCTGCGACACGCTTATATTAAGATATGCAAGTACAGAAGAAGAAAGAAAAAATATAAACTACACACCGCTAAACGAAAGTTTAATTGAAATAATTGATAATAGCAACAAAGAAATGCTTTCTTCGTATCAATTAGTTGAAAAAAGAATTGATATTGCGGCAAAATTTATATTATTACTAATGGAAAGTATAGAGCAAAGCAAAGTTTTTTTAGAAGATGCTATTATGACAATAATAAGCAAAGAAATGGAAAATAATGATAAAAAAAATATTATTAACGAAACACCAAAAACCATAGATGAAAAAATGGAAGATTTTGAAAATGAAATTTTTAACACAATATTTGATAAGGATAAGGAGTAATAATGGCAGATGAAAAAGAAAATATCGTTAAAAAAGTATGCAAAGAGCTTGGCATAACACAAGCAGAGCTTGGAAGACAACTTGATGTGCCACCATCTACAGTGGGAACTTGGGCGAGTGGGAAAACACCAAAAATGGCAGAAGTTGCATTAACACTAATGCTCGAAAATAAAGAACAAAAAGAAATTTTAGAAGCAATTAAAAAAGCAAGAGATTTTATAGGTAAGATTTAAAATCCGTCCTATAATCGAATAAAATATTTAACAATATTCTAAAAATCGTTTAAAACTATTGACTTTAATCTTATAATCGGTTATAATTCCTTAAAACAATCGATAATAAGATAAAAGGATATAAAAATGAACGATTTAGTTATAAATCACAATGGCACCTTAACCACAACACAAGATAAAGTTTCAATTTTAACTGATAATAATGAGTTGTCAGTTCAAAAACTTATCAGGACTTATAAACAGGACTTAGAAGAATTCGGAAACCTTGAATTTGAAGATGAATTGATTTGTAATTCAAAAAATAAAATGAATTCTAAAAAAGTTTATTACTTAAACGAACAACAAGCTACTTTATTGCTTACTTATATGAAAAACACAAAGCAAGTAAGAGAAGCCAAAAAGATACTTGTTAAAGCTTTTTATGAATTAAAATCTGAAAATCAGAGATTAAAACACGAAAAATACATAAACGAGATATCAAGCCTAAATGCGACTTTGATTAGCAAAGCAAAAAGACACCAAAGGGTTGTAAATGCTTACAAATCAAATCTTTCGCAGAAAAACAACAAGATAGTAGCATTAAAGCAAGAGCTTAAAAACGCTAATAGCTCATTAAACTATGAAGCAAGATATAAAAATGCAATGCTTGAAAGAGATTATTATTTTAAGAAGTATAAAGACCTTGAAGAAAAGCACAAATTCAAAGAAGAAGTAACATTTAAAGTCTTAGACAAGATAAGGTCTCAGCTAGATGACGCTTACGGCGACATAAGTGCGTTAATCCCTTATGTTTGGGAAGATAACGCTTATTTTTTAAAACAAAGATTAGATAAAAAAAGGATAGAAAGATGATAGAAGATATCTTAAAAGAGAGACAAAAGACACACGGGGATTTTGGACTACAATCATTTTATGCACAAAACATAAAGAAATACATAAAAAGCGAAAAATACAAGCTAACAGTAGGACAAATTGAAGCTTTGGAAATGATAGCCCACAAGATAGCAAGGATTTTAGCAGGAAACCCAAACTATAAAGACCATTGGGATGATATCGCAGGATATGCGACATTAGTTAGCAAGGAGTTAGAAAATGACAAAAGAACAATTTAACGATATTCAAGAAAGATTAAAAGTTTACCGCAAAGAAAGGGGACTTACTTATGAAAATCAAAGCAATGGTTTAATGGCAAACATACTTGAAGAGTTAGCCGAATACCTAAGAGCTGGAGATGATAACGAGCGGATAGATGCACTTTGTGATATGGCTGTGTTCATTTTAAATTCTTTTGAGTTGAAAAAATATGAAATAGAAGAAATATTATATTTTCTCTGTGACGAAGATGAGTGTTTTATAAATAGCACATTTGTGAATGATATTTTTGAATTAGTTGATAATTATATTACTTTTGGTAAACGCGACAACAAGTATTTAGGCAGAAGCTTGTTTATACTGTTTTTAGGCATAAAAGACAAAAACTATGATATTTATAAATGTATGCTTGAAACTATAAAAGAAATATCATCCCGCACAGGGTATTATGATGAAATACAAAAGAAATTCATTAAAGACAAAAACCAACTAAATGAATACAAAGCTGATTATGAAAGTTGTAAAAAGGAGATAAGATGAACGATACATTTATACCAGCAAAACAAGCCAAAGAGATGCTAGGTGTTGGTGATACAACCCTTTGGCGATTAGCAAGAGATAAAATCTTAGACAAAAGAAAAGCAGGACATAAAACGGTGTATTATTCACTTGAATCAATTAATCGCTACATGTCAGGCGAATACAGATTATCTAAATAATCACTCCACCATTTAAGCAAACTAGCCCTTTGCTTTAAATTTTTAGCATGATTATATGCATCTTTTACTTTATTGGTTTCAATGTGAGCTAAACAAAGCTCTATCACATCCGAGCTATGTTTATGTATGTCTATGTTTTCATGACATATCGTGCTAAATGTAGCTCTAAACCCATGCGGTGTTATTTGCTCGTTTGAATAACCCAGGTTTCTTAGCATAGTTCTTACTGTATTATCACTTATTGGTTTTAATGTTGTCCTTAGGCTGGGAAATAGATACTTTGAATTAAAAGAGTATTTTTGTCTGTAGTCTAAAAGTATATTTTTTATACTATTTGTAAGATGCACTTCATGAGCTTTACCAGCTTTCATTTTTTCAGCACTTATACTCCATAAGCTCTTATCAAAATCAAACTCCGACCACTCAGCAAATCTTGCATTTGCTCCCCGAACAGCTGTATAAAGCTGGAGCAAAGCACATACCTTTATCCTATCATCTCCACTATACTCTCTTATATTCCTTAGTAATTTACTTATATCCTGATCATCTTTCAAAAATACATAATGCCTTACTTCCATCTTACCTATCAATGTTTTTTTGTTTATATCTGTTATTATATTGTGATTTGTGTATTCGTGAAGCAAAGCATATTTATAAAAATGGTTTAAAAATGTTAAACTTTTTCTTATTGTTTCTTGTTTGTCTTGTAGTGGAGTTAAGGCATCCACTATCTCTTTTCTTGTTATGTTTTTTATATTTGCATTTGCAAACTTTGGCAAGATGAACCTATTAAATATACTGCTTATTCTTTGCAAGTGTTTAGGTGTTATCTCTGTTCTTGTTTTTATATACTCTTGATAAATTGTTTGAAAGTCTTTATAGTTTTCTTGTTCTAATATGTCTATTCCGTTTGCGATTTGTTTTTGTAGCTCTATCCTTTTTTCTCTTGCTTCGCTTAAACTCATTGTTGGGTATGTCCCTATTGTATATCTTCTTTGTTTATTTGTCTTTGGACTTTTATATGTAAGTATAAATGATTTATTCCCATTTACAGAAACTTTTAATAGCATATTAAAGCCATCACTTACGAAGTATGGCTTATCCTTTGGCTTTAGGTTTTTTATTGCTATTGCTGTTAGCGAATTAGCTATTTTAGGCAT